ACTGATGGCCGCGCGATTTTGGAGTCCGCCTACGTGGCGCGATCTAGGCCGTCCCCCCAGTTGGAGTCCAGACAAGGTTCCGTAAAATGCGGCGCGTTGTCGACTAAAGTGGTCCAGATTACAGAAACGACAAATTTGTTAACCAATCAAAATTTGTCCACGTAGCTTATTTAATTTAAACAACTTGGGCGCTAAGTTTGACACGGTTATATAACTGGCCCATTAAAGTCTTGATGGATCAGGCTTTGTTTAAAGATGCCTAAGCGGGAAGCCCCATGGCGATTGATGGCGGGTACCTCAAAGATTAGCCGCTCTACCAATTTAAATTCGCGTAGAGGAAATGGGTCAACATTCAATAAGGCCGATGCTTGGGTTAATAGGCCGATGTACAGGAAGCCCAAGATATATCGAATAATGAGAACGCCCGACGTTCCACGAGGATGTGAAGGCCCATGTAAGGTCCAGTCGTATGAGCAGCGTCACGATATCTCTCACGCTGGAAAGGTGATTTGTGTATCTGATGTGACACGTGGTAATGGTATTACTCACCGTGTCGGAAAACGTTTCTGTGTTAAGTCTGTATATATTTTAGGGAAGATTTGGATGGATGAGAACATTAAACTGAAGAATCACACGAACAGCGTTATGTTCTGGTTAGTTAGGGACAGGAGACCAAACGGAACACCCATGGATTTTGGGCATTTATTTAATATGTTTGACAACGAGCCCAGTACTGCCACGATTAAGAACGATCTACGTGATCGTTTCCAGGTTATGCATAGATTCTATGCCAAGGTGACAGGTGGACAATATGCTAGCAACGAACAGGCTTTGGTCAAGAGGTTCTGGAAGGTCAACAACCACGTGGTGTATAATAATCAAGAAGCCGCTCGCTACGAGAATCATACTGAGAACGCATTGTTATTGTATATGGCATGTACACATGCTTCGAACCCCGTGTATGCAACTTTGAAAATTCGAATCTATTTTTATGATTCGATATCAAATTAATAAAGTTTAAATTTTATTGAATGATTTTCAAGTACATGACTCACATATGATTTGTCTGTTGCAAAGCGAACAGCTCTTATTACATTATTAAGACAAATGACACCTAATTGATCTAGATACATATTAACTAAGAATTTAAACCTAGCTAAATATGTCGTCCCAGAAGCTGTCATTGATTTCGTCCAGACTTGGAAGTTCAGGAACGCCTTGTGGAGATCCAATACTTTCCTCAGGTTGTGATTGAACCGGATGCTGACGTGATAAATTCTGGTGTTGGTGAACGGTGGGTCTTCCACCCTGGTTATCTTGAAATAAAGGGGATTTTGCACTTCCCAGATAAACACGCCATTCTCCGCTTGAAGTGGCGTGATGAATTCCCCTGTGCGTGAATCCATGTCCCTCGCAGTTGAGGTGTATGAAGAAGGAACAACCACAGGCTAAATCTACACGCTTACGGCGAATGGCCCTCCTCTTGGCTTGCCTGTGTCTGATCTTGATAGAGGGGGGAGTTGAGGAAGATGAATTTAGCATTGTGAAGTGTCCAATTCTTGAGAGCAACATTTTCCTCTTTATCGAGGAAATCTTTATAGCTGGACCCTTCACCAGGATTGCAAAGCACGATTGAGGGAATCCCTCCTTTAATTTGAACAGGCTTTCCGTACTTGCAATTTGATTGCCAGTCTTTTTGTGCACCAATCAACTCCTTCCAATGCTTCATCTTCAGATATTGCGGGTTGATGTCATCGATGACGTTATACTCCGCATTGTTTGAGTAAACCCTTGAATTGAAGTCCAAGTGTCCACTCAAATAATTATGTGGGCCTAAAGCACGAGCCCACATTGTCTTCCCCGTTCGACTATCACCCTCGATGATTATACTAATAGGACGTTCCGGCCGCGCAGCGTGATCAACTCCAAAAAAACTATCTGCCCATTCTTGCATATCGTCTGGAACGTTGACAAAGGAGGAAAGTTGATATGGAGGAATCCATGGTTCCGGGGCTTTTTTAAAGATCCGATCCAGGTTTGATCGGATGTTATGATATTGAACTATGAACGTTTTTGGATCACCATCCTTTATAATGTCAAGAGCCTCCGTCGCAGTTCCCGAATTGACAGCGTTTCGGTAGACGTCATCTTTATTGGCCTTGGTACCCCCATATGGTTTGTATTGTCCGGATTCACAAAAATCACCTCCTTTGGTGATGTAATTTTTGACGGCATCGGAGTTTTTGGCCGGTTGTACGTTTGGGTGAAAACTGGCAGACCTTCTGGGGTGAGTAATGTCGAAAAACCTAACATCCTTGATGTTTGGCTTTCCTGATAATTGGACAAGACAGTGGAGATGTGGGTTTCCGTCACTGTGTTCCTCTCTGGCCACCCTGATGTATGTCGGTTTGACGACTCTCCACTGTAGATTTTGAAGCATTTGAAGAACTTCATCTTTTGGTATGTCACACTGTGGATATGTGACAAAAATATTTTTTGACTGCACGCGTAATTCTTTTGGTTGTCGTGGCATTTTTGTAAATATATAGAGGACTCTTTGTTGGGACTCCGTCCGTACCAGGACTCTCTCAACTTCTGTGATATTTTGCGGAGTCCTGGAGTCCCATTTATACTAGAACTCCCAGACCCGCGGCCATCAACTATAATATT